AGCCTTATCTGCGTTTACTCCTGTCAAACGAACCAGTACTAGAGCATCTGCTGTGCGCTTCAGGGATTCGTTCAGTCCCAAGCCTTGGCGCGCAAACTCCAAGGCGCCCTTGGATGCATCATCAAAACTGGTGGCGGTCTTTTTTGCTATGTCAAATAGTTGGTTTGAAAACATCTCAAACTCTTTGTTACTGACATTTAAGATACGGTTGATGTCAGCAAATGATTTTTGCACATTTATGGTTGTTGCCGCAAGCGCTTTAAATGCCGCTGTCATCCCACCTATAACAGCAGTAGAGGCGCCAAACGCGATAACACGGGCGTTAGAAGCCGCAAGCGCAGACTCGAATTTGTCTAAGTCGCCTGTTATGCGACCCAAGGGCTGACGAAACCCTCTTTCGTTGATTTTTAAATTTAATTTGCTTTTGCCTGCGGTTGACTTGTTGAAGGCATCAACCCCTTTTTGGATAGAGGCGACGAGCTTCTTGTCATTGATTACAGCGTCGAGTTTGATCATGGTGCACTATTCAATAAAATATACACTTTTTTCAAATATTTTTTCGCGCTACGTCATTGTTTCTAACAAATCCTTCATGTCCATGCGACCGCCCTTTTCCTTGAGTCTTTGGGAAAGGGAGGCACCTGAAGAGGTTTTCTTGTACCCTAAATATTCATAATCCTCTTCCTTCGCCCCCACAATGGTGGAAGCTCCCTCTTTATCCAAGTTGGACGTAACATCTTTTGCTTTATCTTGTGCATTGACGTAATCGATAATTTTGGAAGGGTCTTTTTTAATGGTTTCAGGTATTTTTGGGTAACTTTCAAATATGTTTTTAAACATTCTAGTGAAAACAATTAATTTAACCTGATTAAGAGAAAGATCAAAAAGAGGCTTGTTGTAAAAATTCATCACATTATCAGAAAAAGGAAAATAAGGACTATAAAAATCTTGCAATACTATTGTTTGAATGTTTTCGTCAGTGAACGCAAAAATCTTTTTATTATAACTCTGTATAATCCTTAAAAGATCCTCTTTGCCCAGCTCGTCAATCTCCTCTTCTGAGTATGTAGGTTTTGTTAACGCCTCGTTTTTGTAAAAAGATTTTAAAATATAATGATCACTCACACGACTTTTTGCGTATTTTTCAGAGGTTTGCCCTATGAGCTCCTCTTTGGCCATTGTCAGTTGGACGACCTTTAGATGTGCTTTTTTGGTTTGCTCGATATTGTCGTCAATTTCGTGTTTGATAAAAAGCTGTTTTCGAGCGTTTTTTAAACTCTCTACATATTTTTCTTGTTCGGTTAGCTCTGCTATATCGGCCGCGGTCCACATCCCCTCTTCCTTGAGGCGCGTAAGTGTTTCCTCTTGGGTGGGGAGTCCTCTTTTGACGGCCTTAGTAACAAAATGCTCCTCTAGTTCCTCCAAGTCAACTTGGTCTAGAGCAGAAAGGTGTTTAATGTAGAGGGCTACACCCTCAAAGTGTACTTCTGAAAATCCGTGGACAATGTCTTTGAATAAATATCTAAAATTGACTTTCTCATCAGTCGAGATCATTGATTATATTGTCAAAGTCCGCTTGGGTGGGCGTTTCACTAAAGTACCAATAACTTACGATAGCCGCAAGTTTTCGGTGAATTAACCCAAATAATTCATCTTCACCTTCATCCTTTTGATAGTAGCTATCTACCTTTGCTTCAAAATCTTTCCCCTCAAAAAGTGCTACAGGATCTCCCTTTCCCTCAGGCTGGGTAAGGTGGGCCAAGTGAACAATATACCATAAAATAACTCTGTTTTGAGCTTTAATGTCGGCCGTATGATTAAACAAGCTTTGATAAGAAGATTCCAGATTAACAATCTCCCTTCGAGTCATCGCAATTTTACCCCCCAATCCCTTCGCCTTAGGATCTTCCTTTTTAGCGTTAGGGGTCGCCCCTCTCTTGGACATTTCAAGCTCTAGCTCGGAAAGATCAGTATAAAGATCTACCAGTCGCTGCGCGTCTTTTTCCGTAAGAATCCCTCCTGTATCGGAATATTTTTTTGCCAACATGGCTTTTGTGAGAATCCCCTTCTTAACGCAACGGCTGATCTCAATGGAATACTCCATGTCCGCCTCCTCCAATTGTCGCCGTCCGGGTCGCTTAAGGGTTATTTCGTGAGGAATCTTTTTCTTGACTTTCTTGGAAACCTCCACCTCTTCTTGTTTGCCGGTTTCCTTGTTTTTTCGCTTTTCTTTGGTTTTCTGTTCAACTTCCTTAACTAAATCAACTTTGAAACTATAAATAGACTTCATATCTTATAAATTATGCTTTTAAAATAAGTTTTTTCTAAAAAAAAATTAAAAAGTGTATATTAATGGTATGGCAAGTCTTTTAACAAATGCAGAAAAAACCACCTGCAATAACGCAATGAACGACCTACATGACACCTTTGCCCGGGACGTCAGCGTCTACAAAGACGCTGTTATCACCGTTTCGACGCCAAGCCAGTCCTACAATACTATTTATGGCAATGCTGGCGCCACAACACCTATTAGTTATACACCACAATCGTCAACAGTTTCCGCCCGAATTCTATATGGTAGAGATTATACCAGCGATTTTTTTGCCAGTAGCCAGTCAGACTCGCAGCTCAAAATATTTCTTCCCGAGGGCCAAGTAAGGATGATCTTTAAGGCCGCCGATTACTCTACGGTTTCACAGGCAAAGCGTATAGAGTTTGATAGCCAAAAGTTTGCAATTAACAGTGACTTTAGGGCCCACGGGGTTTTTGGCGTGAAATTTTACACTATTTTCTTAAAATCCGTCAGCTAATATGGCCCGAAGCAAATCCGTAATCAGTCGCAAAACCTTAAAAGAGGTGCAAAAAGCCCTCCCTCGCGAAGCTTCGTACACGAAGGGGCTTAAAAGGGCGGTGGAAGGAAAAATAAAAAGCGCCCAACAAAAACTTTTAGAAAACTTTGAACAACACCCTGTAACCGTTGAAATAGCAGGAGGATCATCATCCACCAACGTTAGCGGAACTCTTAACGGGGTTGGAAACCTTTTTAGCTACATTGGCTTTCAATCAGGCGATAGGCCGCTAGACCCCATTCGCACGATGCTCCACAAATACGAAGTAAGATACCAACATACCAAAACCAAAACCATTATCAATATAACCGTTCCGACCACCAAAGAAATCTTTAGAATGACCCCCCTTCCTTGGGCAACAGGACGAAGCTGGGCCAAGGGCATCGAAACGGGAATAGGGGGATTGGGCAGATATCTCAATATTGCATCCGCACGCTCACGTTCCGGGCGCGGAGTACAAGTAAAATCCAAACTAAGGGCCGGAAAATTTAACAACACAACTTATTTAAGTTCTCTCCTTAATGAATATTATAAAGAAATAAGGAAGATCGAAAAAAGCTCATTATCATGAAACCAACCTATCAACATAGACTCTTAACCAGTTTTTATATGTGGTTTGACAATTATTTACTCTTAAAAGGGGATGCCTATAAAAACTTTCAAGGCACAGATTTTTATAATTACGCAGACGAACAAATCACAAATAAAACCGTATTTGGTTCCCCCTATAAACAATGGGTATACGACAAAAGCATCGCCAGTGCCGAAGCTGTTCCTTCTATAAGTGGCGATGATGGAGCCCTTGCCGCAGGAGAAAGTGGCATGATAGTGGACTACGAAAACGGACGGGTATTGTTTGACGACAGCGTCTCTACGTCCGCCAACATTAGCGGGGGCTATTCTGTTAAAAATTTCAACACCTATGTTTCTAACCAAAACGAAGAAAGCCTAATTATTGAAGGAAAATATAAGCTCAACGCAAGATATACTCGCGAATTAACCTATGTACAACCATACGAAGAAGTGGTACCTGCGGTTTTTCTTTCAACGACAACCACCACCAACGAACCGTTTGCCTTTGGGGGAACGGATAATACCATCACCCAAATAACCGCTGTCGCTTTCGCGGAAAATACCTACCAACTGGATGGAGTTTTGTCTATTTTTGCAGACTCCTCTAAAGAGGTTTTTAAAAACGTTCCTTATACCGGAGCCCCTTTGGACGAGTTTGGAGACGTGAAAAGCTCCTATTCCACCGGCTACGATTATAATAATGTAGCAAACAACTATCCGACAGACATTTGCTTTATACAAAACACTACAGTTTCTAAGATTTCTGACCGAATGGACAAGTTTATACCCCTTCCTTTATATGTGGGTTTTATGGACTTTGAAATCAACAAATACCGTAATCCACGACAATAAAAGTTCTCAAACGCCTGTTTTGATTGTAACTATTTTTAATAAAACTTTAAAATAGTATGGCTACATCAAGAAACAGAATTATTTATCAGAGTCAGGCGCTGTTTATAGCCCCTAGCTCCTCAGGCTACCATATCCAAACCGGCGCTTTCGGAGGTCTGCCGCTTGGGAGCGGTCATGGTAGCGGCATGGTACTAAGCCGAGACGAACCCTATAACCTTAAATGGTCAGGTTCCCCGGCTCGTGTTTACAATAGCGGCATTTACAATAGAAGCCTTCTAGAGCCTCTGGAAAGAATTCAATCTGCTAACTTTAATTTTACAATTAATAGGCAAGATATTAACGAATTCGGCCAGTTGGCCCGACTGGATTCCATCGTAATGGAATCGCCTACTGTAGGATTGGATTTTAACTACTATCTTACTGACGGTGGAAACGAAAGAAAGATGGGCTTTAATGTGCCCACTTCTACCCCTAATAACGCTAGCATGGGGCGTCCTAATGCTACCACTGCCTATTGGAGTGGAGACGGTTGTATATCCGGATACTCAGCCCTTTCAGGTGTACTGAATGACCCTCAAGGAAACAATTACTTCATTACGGTTGTTCCAGATGGTGAGGATGTAGAGGGGCAAAAAAATATTGGTGGCGTCACTGATTTTGATGTGGTTGCCATTGGTAATGGTTTTGTAAGCGATTACACTGTTGAAGCGTCGGTAGGATCAATTCCAACGGCCAGTGTTACAGTGGAAGGCTTCAACATTAAGGTTGACGACAGGCTTTCTGGTGCTGCGGCAACATTTGTAAACACCACTACTCAGCAGCTCGGTGCTGTAGGAGGGAACATCATCAACGACGAAGGAGTTCCGGGTGTAACCTTGGCGGGTAACAGCGGCACAAATCGTTACGTTTTCCAAACAGGTGTTGGAAATACAGGTGCACAATATGGAGCACAAGGATGGACAACCAAAGGTAAATCCTTTAATGTCTCGGGTGACGCTGGTGTAGCGGCCTTGAGGCCCGGTGATTTGACCTTTACCATGGGTTCCTCCGGCAGTTATATCGGTTTGACCGATATGGATGGTGATGGCGCAGCTCATGTTCAAAGCTTCACTATTAGTGTGCCTTTGAGTCGTACCGTTTTGCAACGGTTGGGCAGTACCTTTGGTTATGCTCGTGTGGTTGATCTTCCTGTGGATATCAGCTGTACGGTATCTGCAATTGTTTCTGAGCTTCAGAAAAAGAATCTCTTTTCTGATCTTTGTTCCAAACAAACACACGACTTCACGTTGAGGTTGGCAGATTCTACATGTACCTCTTCAGGTAAAACCAAATTGTCATTTACGGTCAAAAACGCGAGGTTAGACAGCGAAACCTTCACCAACGCAATAGGAGATAACGAGTCCGTTGATATGGCATTTACCGCTCAAATTGGTGGCGCAAATGACGTAAGCAATGGTTTGTTTATGGATGGTTCTTACCCTCGTTTCCGCACATTGCCTTACTGGCCCTTGGGACAAGTAAAGGATGATGACTCCGCTTATAAGGGCGACTCTGTATCAACCAATCCTTATTAAAGCCTAGTTCTTAATAGTTCAAAAGCCGCCAAGGTTTTCCTTGGCGGCTTTTTGTTGGCTTTGAGTCTAATTGTTTGGCTTAAGGCCAATAAACATAATTAGCAGCAGTCCCCGTAGGGCCCGCAGGAGCGTCTGTACCGGCCACTTGAAGAGGGGTGGCCCCATAGATATTATATTTGGCTGTAAGTAGCTTGAGGTGCTCTTGTGCGTCATTAGCGAGCCCTCTGTATGTCTTGGCTATTTCGTTTTTATTGGTACGGGTTATCATAGAGTCGCCGTCCCTCAACGTAATAAAATCAACCGAACTATCAATGTTTTTAAGTACACTTCTGGTTTTCTTTTTGTAGTATTCTACTAGATAGACCTGCTTGAATATTTCGGCCTCTTCGAATTTGAAACCCCCTGTGGGTACTAAGGCTGTATCCCCGAAATTTGCTCCGTCGGTCATCCCAGAGCCAGAAAAAGAGGTATAAATTTCAGTATTTAAAAGCCCAACATTGTTTTCCAGCCACCCAGAAATAGCAGATAGCGCTTGATAGCCGGTATCGCTATCAAATTCGTCGCGATAGATGCCCGTTGCAATCGTGCTGACAAAATAAGGGGTCTGTTGTCGATTAGAGTTCCATGCCATGGTAACCTAATTTACACTTAAAAACCTTCGCTTAGAATCTTTTTGGCTGCTGCATGGTTGGGATGATCCGGATTACAGACTGACGCCTCCTGCTGGAGCACAATGCTTTTATTACCTTTGGTTACTCTAGTAAACTCTTTTCGGAGCTTTTCTTTCAGCTCTCTAGTGTTGCCGCTGGCAAATAACCTAACTTTACCGCAGAGATTTTGAAGGTCCGCCAAAGTCATTTCTTTTAGATTTTTTTCAAAAATTACATCATCATTGGTTCCAAAATGATTAACCTCATGAACCCCTAAAATATCCTCAAGCTCTTCAATGTGAGCGACGGTCTTGTCGTCCAGTTTTCCACTAGAATAGCGCAATTCACTAAGTTCGAGCTTCTTTTTCTTGGTGGATGCCGTGGCTGTTTTTCTAGGTGCGACCTTCTTCGTCGCCTTCTTTTTGGTACTTTTTCTTTTTGCTGCCATATATAATGATAGTATACACAGGATTTTTTCAAAAAAAAACTCCACCCCAAAACGGGGTGGAGCTGAATTTTTATAGGAAAGGTCTGATTACATAATCAAACCAACCAAAGCGCGGTTGTCAAGAACCATGCGGCCCTCTTCAAGAGCACCATAGTAACCGATTCGCTGTTGCCTAATGGAGAACTGATCGTCCGCCGTTAAGTTGAACTCAGAACCCGTGTCCGAATCCACAGCAATGGCACGCACCAGCGCATCACGACTGCGATCCAAACCAACTATGATCTGTTCCGTAGCTCCAGCAAACTGACTCGAAGCGCTTGTGGAACCGTTATTAAGATAATCGGTAGTGCCCGCCACAGTGTCAAACACTGTGTTGTAACGCTTGCCGTCACCAAGTTCAAGGATTTCCATGATATTGATACCGAAGAATTCGGTAATACCACTCGACTTCCAAACCTCATTACGCACATTCTCGGGCGCACCAAGGACCGTAGATTCCGTAGTATCCGGAACCGCACGCGTGTTCATGGGCTGATAGGCGATAGAACGAATCTGTTCTACAACCTCTGGAGAAACCAGAAGATCAGTAATCCCATGACGAGCTCCCGTAGGAGTACCACCGGACCAAGAAGCATTAACACGCTTGGCCTTGGTGATCAGCTTGTTGATATCATCCATCTGGAAAACATCAGCTGTGGCTGTACGGAAAACGTTACGGTTTAAAGCCGAAAACGCAGCTTTTCCGTTTGTCGCCTCAGCAAGAGCTGTCATCAACAGGTTAGAAGAAGTTCTCTCCTGTTTCAAAAGCACCTCTTGGGCCACTCGTGTGAATGTTTTTCCGATCACGTCCAACCGTGAACGAGAGGCATACTTTCTGTCGAAAGCAACCGCACTGTCCAAGGTGTAGGTTGTGAACTTGAGCTCTGAAGCTGTAGGCTGTACCATATTGGTAGGAAGACCTCCAGCAACAGACTGGCTATAAACCTTGATATAATCTTCGTCAAAAACGTTATAATACAGATCTAACGGAAGAGAAGGGTTGTCATCAGCGTTGTACTGAAGCGGGGTGAATAGGTTGCTGAGGGTCGGAGCGTTATTAATAACTTCCGACACAACGGGACCAATAAACTCCGCTAAAGCAACTTGCGCAGCATAAGCGGTATCGCGATTCTTAGAGGCCATAGCCTTAATAAGCTCGACTTGCTCAGGCGTTCTTTTTAATGTAATTTTCATTTTATTATAATTCCTTTGCGTTGCTATTAGCCATTGTCTGATACGCCCCATGATGCGGCAGCATCAATGTGAACCATCGCGTACTGTGCCGTACCCGTGCCTGCAAACTCATCAGTCTGCCCATTTTGAGAGGTTCTGTTGCCTGTGGCAACAATATGCCCAACTATACGCTGCAAATTCAAAAGATCTGCACTAACTCCGTCCATGGTACCCGCTGTTGAACTAACAACAGCTAAACCACCCGGAATAAATGAAGCGCTTTCTGTATACGCACTGTTCGAAAAGGTAAATAAACCTCGTGTGGCGACCGGAACGGCTTGACCGCTCAGAACCGCTTGTAACTCGTCAGCTTTAATCGGATTATAGATGAGCTTCTCACCGTTCTCATCGTTTGCTATAGTCTGATTAAGCGTAACGCCTAATACGGGAGCTCCGGTTGTGGCGGCGATACACCGTAGAGGGACTTGAGGGTATTTGTCGGCTCCCAAAAAGGGATAGTCCGTCTTACCAAGATAACTAGAGGAAGACGCGAACTCAACCACATCTTTCTTCAGATTACCACTCAACACCTTTACGAGCACACCTGCACTACCGTTCCCATCGGTTGATGGATTGTCGTCGACAATCTGGTTGGCAAACAGGTTGATCACATCGTGATCACTGTATTGCCGGAATGGATATAGTCTTAATGCCATAATATTTTAATAAGTTACTGAAACTGTTTCAGGGTTAAAAGCCTTTACGAATTTGTCCCTAAGAGACTCTTCCTTCGAAGAAGCTTCATTGTTGTTTACAAGTGCAGACTCTTCGGGAACTTCAACGTTCTCGACCAAGTCTTCAACTGTTGCCTCTTCCTTTTCGGAAGCTTTTACTTCGTCAAAGGTGGCTAAACGCTTTTGGAGCTCTTCTTCTACCTTCGTCTGAAAGGCCGCTTCCTGCTCTTCCTTGTAGGCTTTACCCTTATGTTTAAGGATGACCCCAAGTTTTTGCTGATAGCTTTCAAAAGCAGCCTCCGAAGACTCGAGCACAGCTACCTCCTTGGCAAGGACAGCGCGATCGCTATCATCCAAGTCGTAGTGGGAATCGATGTTTTCCATTCTGCTGTTGAACAACTCCTCTGCCTTAGCAGAAGTGATAGTAGCTTCTAAAGAGGATATCTTTTCTTGAGCCTCTTCGAGCTGCTTCTTAAAGTCCTCAATATTAGCTTTGGCTTCCTCAGTGCGAGCAACCGCTTCGGCCTTCTCATTTTCGGCCTCTTCTTTCTCTAGCTTCCACTCAGCATCCTTCTCACGGATCTTATCCATAATATGGGTTGCCATGTTAGCTACAGACTCTTGCGTATACTCGGACTTTTTGCCTAACCTAGAATCGAGGATCTTTTCGAACTCTGTTGTTAATTCTTTTGTGTCCATAGTTTTAAAACTGTTACCCTTTTTTACATTAATTTCTTCGTTTTGGGAAATTTTTAAAATATTATTTTTAATTTTTCTTAAATCGCTTTTTAGGACAGAAGCCTCTTGTTTGTCTGATTCGAGCTCCAAGCCCTCTTGAATGGCGATTCCTTGTACGTCTGCCGCAGGTTTGGTCGTAAAGCCAATACCTAACGGAAAGACTTCTCCGGCCACCAAACGATAAACGGGGGTTCCGTCCTCTAAGGTACCATTTCCGTCAAAAGCTCGCAAGTATTTTTCAAATTCTTTAATTTTCTGAGGATCGGTGATAATCTCGGCTTCGCTCAAGTTCTGAGAGCCAACTGCAATATTATAATCATTAAAACCAAGCTCCCAGCTTGCTGCAACTTTATTATAATCCACATCGTTCGGGTCACTAGCCTTTAATAACAGCTCAGCAAACTCGGGGTTCACAGTCTTGTAGATTACGGCTGCGAGCGAAATATAAAAAGGATCTACCTTATCTTCAAGTTTACGGGTATTGAGAATTTTTTCATTTTCCATATCAGTAAATGCTGCATTTACGATATGCCCCACCACCTTGTTTTTCTTGTGTTCGATGTTCGTAGGCTTGTGGACAAAGTAATCCACAAGGTCTTTTGCGGTAGCTGAATTAATTCCATCGCCGTTTCTGTTGAATCTATTAACAATAGCTGCATTAAAAGCAGCTCCCACCAAATCAATATTGCGATCCAAATTTATACCCTTTGGGATCAAGGGTTTTAAATTATCCAGAGAAGCGACGCTGATACTTAAATCTTCTTCTAAATCATCTGTTGCGAAAACTTCGAAGTTAAACTCCGTTTTAAATCTGTAGGGGCCACTCATACCTTGTATGTTACACTTTTTTAATCTTTTGGTGAATTCTTCAAGCTGTGATATAAAATCGCTGACGCATATTCGTCTAACGAATGCTCTACGCTAATATCCGCTACCCCTCTCAAGGTCTTGAGTTGTAAAAGCTGTTGGCTGTTTTTCAGGCAATTGACGCCCGTTTTCTTCCAATCGGCCCTATCACACGCCGAAACAACAAGCTCACAAACCTTTTCTAAAACATTCTTTTGGGCTTTGCTTAACCGTTTCTTTTTGAAAACCTTCTTAGCTTCGATTGTTAGATCCGCATGAAACTTGGTAGTGGCGTCAATAACTTCCTTGATGGTATCGACCGCGTAGGTTTTCTTGATGCGTGCCTTGGATCCTAGTGGGCGACCCGGCGATTTGGGGGTTTTGGTCTTTTGTTCCTCCATCATTTTCATGCTGCGCGGGTGTTTAATTTCCTCTAATTCCACTTCTTCGGATTCTTCGAAGACCGGCACCCCTCCCACCATAGGATTATACCATCCCTTTTTTCGATCCGCTAAAAATTTCTCTTGGGCAGTTTCTAGCTCTCCCTCAGAAGGAAAGACTCCCGTGTCGATAACCTTCATCCCTTCTTCCGGAGGTAAAATGCCCAGCTCCATCATGCGCGTGATAACGCGCTGGACTTGGTTTTCATCTTTCATATCGATGTCTTCAAAATGCGCCTTAGGTGACTTCCTAAAGCCAAAATTCTTGCAAATTTGATTTATTTCCGGCTGTAAAAACTCATTTAGAAAAGCCTCTCGCGACTCTCGGAGCCGTTGCAAAAATAACTGGGCCTTAATCGTAGCATTCGCGAACTTTTCTTCTCCAAGTATAACATTCTGAAGACCTTCTTTAATATCTTGGTTCACTATCTCATACTTGGATGGACCAATTACCTTTTGGAGATCCGGGATAATGAAATCTGCTTTTGTGGTATAATCACTGACTAATACACGCCCCACGCTCTGATTGGTAAACAAAGACTGCATAGCTCGCACGTTACGTGGGTTAATGCCCCCCTTATCTGGAGTTGTTCCCATCGTAATCATTAACACTACATTTTCCACTGTACGACAAATAGCTTGATCAATTTTTTTCATCTCCATCTTGAAATTAATATCATCAAGTACCGCAAAGCCAAAGGGGACGCCAAAAGGCTCGTAGTCTTGTTTTTTGTAGAAAGCGAATCTTAATTTAGCTGGATCCAAAACAATCATCATCCCCGACGGGGTCCAAGCATTTTCCCGAATGCGCTTTTTAATGTTTGAAGGCAAAGCGTTATACAACTCCCTATCAGCATCGTTCTTGGGATTCTTCAATCTCTCGATTTCGTATTCGCTGAGTATTTTAGAAAAAAAGCGCACATCAAACGACGTCGTTCTTTGGGCGACCACATCAAAGGGATTTAACAGAATGTATTTAATAGGAATCTTATTTGTTTGAGCCACAAGTCCCAAATTTCTAATTTTCGCAAACTCGTCAGCTTTAAATTTTCCATCTACAGTAAAAAGAAAAATATTACCACTTCTATAATACTCTCTAAAAAATTGGTCCTTCAACCCCCAAACCCCTATTTTTTTAAACCACGAATTAATAAACCGTCTAGACGTTTCGTTCCCCCCCTCTAGATAAAGAGGAGAGTTGGCAAAATCAGCCATCATGTCAATAGAGTTGCGAAAAATAGCTACATTACAATATGCTTTTTGGCACAACTCAATAGCATCCCTAACATTAACCCCGTCGAACGCATACTCATAAGGGAGCATCCCCGACCGAATATTGTTGTACGCATAAAGTTTCGGATTGATAGCGATTTGATTTCTACGTCGATCAGTAGACCCGCTGCCGCCCCCCATAGGGTTAGAGTTACGGTTGTACGCTTCTGACGTATAATCGTAAAAAGAATCTCCCAGTAGCTGGGGTTCACAATCCTCCTTTCCAGCGAGGCTTTCGTAAGGATTGTTGGGATACTGAAAGTTTTTCTCAAACTTTTTCCAATAGTCTGATCTTTTTGTATATTTCCGCGTGGCCATGTTAAATTTTACACTGATTTAATTAAAAGTGACTTTCAAAAGTCAAAAAGTTAGTTTACGAACATTGGTTCGAATGTTTCTATTATAGTCGATTTGGGTTGTTTTTGCGAATCAAAATAGATTTTTGTCATCCAGTTAGCTAAGACCAAAGCTGAATAGGAGTCTTTTCGGGCTTTATCGGGGCCCGTCTGCCTCCTTAGATTAGAAGGTAAATCAAAAGTTTGAGTGCCTTGTGCGGTGGTGGTGATTTGTATTAGGGCGCATTCGTTTTTTGTCATGTTCATCATGTCGGCTTGATGTTCGATAAAATCGATCATTCTAGCCCCTTTGTTTTGCTTATCGTATTCCGAGGTGCGCAAGAACTTTAATTCCTCGATAGGTATCATTTTGCTCTTTTGCGCTGTATATTGATCATCAATAGCTTGACTGGCAAAAAGTAACCGACGGTGATCAAAGTTGGCTTGTAGTAATTCGTTTGCTTGGCGTATCCAGCTGCTCGTAGGTTTTCTTAGGATGACGTGCTTGTTGTCTCCTTTGTTGTATTGCTGTTTATACTGGCGCAGGTTCTCCTGATACTCCTCAGGTTTATCGAAAGGCACTTCTATTTGCTTTAGTTTGATTTCTTTTTGTTTAAAAGCTTCACTTTCATTGCACGCCTGTAAAAACTGTACCCCACCATTGTAGTCGCCGCATATAGCCACAATATTAAAATTCTCCAAGCAGAATAAAAAATATCTAATATGATGCTTTAAAGATGTGCCCGCCAAGGCATAACTGTGAACCAACGTAGCTCTTTGTTGCTCTTCGTTTAATTTTAATATTTGTATTGCAAAATCATCAGAGCTTTCCGTTTGGGACCACGACGGGTCAAAGGCTAATATATATTCAGAGTCAATCCCCCCTTTGACTTCAATAGAGGGTAGTTCTCCGTCCGGCACAGTGCAAAGGGCCATTTTACTTGTCTTGAAGTATCCAGCGCTATCATCTGTGAATGTAGCCCCAAACTCTCTCTCAAACTGAGATTGGCTCATTGTGGATTTGGCTTGGTTGAGTAAATTTTGATCGTATAACTGCTGAGGGGCGCAATCATATGAAAAGTGCATAATGCACCTAGACGCACCATCCTTTTGTTCTTCACGTGTAATATTAAACTCAAATTGCTGATACAGTTTATAAAGATACTCAAATTTATAAGAAGCCGAAGAAAGTGCAATTAATTTGTTGCCGGGCCATATGTGTCTTTCGTGTTCTTCCATGCGACCTTCCTCTATCAGCTGGGTTTC